TGCCCGAACACCTGATACGGAAACCCATTTCCCGTCTACTAACTCTACAGAAGGCATGATAAAAATAGTATTTCCTTATTATTCTAGTCTATTAATTGTTTTCAGCTTCGTTTGCATTAGGTAAAACCTCACCCTGTACCAAAATATCTCTAAATTCTTCTCTATCTATAACTTGTTGATCAAACAAGGAGGTTAAAGCTGTTATATCTTGTCCAATTAGCCTATCAATATCAAAATCACGACTAATTTTAATTTCTGGAGGTTCTAAACCTAAATAATCAGCCGATAAATTAAACGCTTTTTGCATTTTTTGTTCTAAGTCCAAAGAAACCATCGACAGCATTGAATTTGTATCTACACGGTCTAAACGTCTTGCATCTGCTGACTCTGCAACAAATTTTTGTTGTGAAAGCGTACTAATTCCTAAAGTTGCCATTTGTAATTGCAATTCTTGTATTTCTGCTGCCTGAGCTTCAAATGCACTAGCGGCTGGCTCTACATAATAAACTTTATTTCCTGGTTGGGTTGCCATTGCATAGTTAACACTAATCGCCATATCCTTTGTTTGATCATCCCATCCCTCCATTACCAATAATGGCTGTGAAGCAACGTGCAAACTATGAATCAAGTCAGCTTGACGTTGAAAATGTGCCAAATTCAAATAAGCAATATCTAATAACGGTGGTTTACTTGTCATCGTGTCTGTTTTTCCTGCATAAACAGTTACTAACGGTATTTCACCTAACGAAAACTCACCTGATTCGACCAATTCATAATCTTTTTCATTAGCAGGAGAGTCAAAATTACCTGCAAAACTTTCATCTTGCGTATACATATCCTTTGTTGTCTCTTTTTTTCTGAAAATCTTGTATTGACCAGGCTCAATCACTCTAATTTGATCAAAAACCTTCTCTCCAAAGTCCCCTTCAGGTACAACAGCTTGTTCTGCAATTCTTACTTGTATCAATTTCCCATAATTAACCTCTCGATCTAGCCTCCAACCATAAATATTTGCTGGATCGACTTCAATCCAATATGGCCTACGGTTTTGATTTCTTTCTTCTGCAAGACTTCTTGCTCCTGTAGGGGCAGGAAAATCAACAAGAGTATTACTGTGACCATAAGTTAAAGCACAAATTAATAATCTTCTTGCGTACTCATCTAAATCCGATCCACAACCATCAACATCCTTAACAAATACATCTGTCCAATATGGATCGCCAATAACTGTGATTGGTTTACGAAGAATTAAACCTGTCGCAGCTCTAACTAGTCTTTGCGTATAAGGAGAGAAAACAGCACGATTTACTCGTGACAAATATGCGTCATAATCTTCTCTTGGCTCTAATGGTAAAAACGCTTCAGAATTTTCTCGTAAATATTCAGTCCCATAAGTAACAGCTTTCATTATTTCCCACGATTTTGTCATATCTAAAACAGCTCGTGTCTTGGAAAATGGATTATCACCCCCACCTAGATAGGTTTGGCTAACAACATTTGTACGAATTGCCCCTGGAACAGAGTATGTCATCTAACCTTGATACCATTTAATATTGCTAACAGTCTAAATGACTTAATAAATCCTGTAACCTGTCTGTCCAAGGGTTTCTGGTTTGGCTAAGTTAAATTGTTGCAAACATAAATACCCGAAAGCGTCAAAAGCATGGTCAACACCAAGATTTTTATTCGGTAAACCTGTGTTCGGGGCATAAGTTAACGTCCTTAATGACTTAATTAATTCTTTGCATCTTGGATGAATAAATGTCCTTCTGACACTATTTGCATCAAATAATGCTGTATTAACTGCTGTAATTTTATCTCGAATTTTCCAAGGTGCTTTTGGTGAAGATACATTAAATCCACTTCGCCGCAAGATACTATGGTCAGTCGCTCCAACACCAGAAGTCTTTCGTGCTCCTCCTGTTGGGTCGGGGCAAGCTATTACTCGCCTATCAATTCCATACCTTCTTGTTACTTCTTCGGCGAAATCCCATGTGGTCGCCCCTCCTGTCATTATAATCTCGTCAAATACATATAAAGTATCGTCTTTCTTTACTGCACATATCCCTGACATTGGATCTACGTTAAAGTCAACTCCTAGCAACAACGGAGCGATACTAATGTCTTTCGCTTCAGTAGAAATATTGTCATCACCAAAACTTACTGCCACTAATCCACTTAAGTTTTCAAAACTTGCTTCAAATTCTTGCCTAAATGTTCTCCCGTCTAATTGTGCTCTAGCTGCTTCAATTTCTTCTGCTGGTACATTACCCCCCTCAATTGTTGTATAACACCATCTCTTCCAATCCCCCGACTCATCTTCTTCGCAATAACACCACAAATCATAAAACCAACTAGCAGTCCCATCAGGTGTACTAATAAATAATGTCCACCCCTGTTTATCTGCTAACGCTGGACGTATTACCTCGAACCAAACACCAGGATCCATAAAGGCTGCTTCATCTAAAACTACTCCAGCTAAACTTCGACCTCTTAATGCCATCGCATTTTCTGTTCCCTTTAATTCAATTACTGAATCATTGATTAATTCAATTTTTAAATCGGATTCGTTCTTAGATTTAACCCATACCTGTGGTACTAACTTCTTTAAAGTCTTCCATGCAATATCTTTTGCCATCCGATAAGTTGGAGCACAATAGAAATATGTCTCCCCTGGCCTTTCAATAGCAGCTCTTAATAATTCAACACAACTTAAATAACTTTTGCCGAATCTTCGCCCTGCAACTAACACTCTAAACCTTTTTCGACTGCTAAATACTTGCCCCTGCGTCCATCTTAAATCTAAATTTTGCTTGTTTTTTACTGCCATACTCTAATACTAATACTTTTCTTTTGTACCATAACCCCCCTTTACTCGACTATTTCTCTGTTTAAAAGCTATTATCTTTATATCAATAGTTATTCCGTGATTAACTGTGACCGATTCGGCAGCTAAATTCGACCCTGAATACTTCAAAGGTTACATCGTCCCAGATGAAAGCAAGATAGGCAAAACTGGTAAAAGGAGTGCGATTCTGAAAGATCAAAGGATTCAAAGGCTTTATAAAAGACAGCTAGAGGGTCTTCCTGTTAGACAGTTGGTTTTAGATCATGCAGCGAAGGAGCATATTGCTGAAAATACAGCATGGCAAGATTGGAAGGCTGTTAGAGAATGGAGTAACAAGGATTGGGAATTTGATAAAGAAGACCTCATCCCCCGTCTTCAACATTTAAGAATTAATCTCTTCTATCGGGCAGTTAAAAAAGGTCAACTTCAAACTGCTGCTCAAATATTGGACTCATTAGGCAAGGTTGTTGGCGAATCTGTAGAAACAATCAACCTTAATGCACCTGAACTAAATATAAGAATTGAAGACAAGAAATAATATTCTATTGATGTAAAGAATAGTTCTTTTTTCAGATAATATTGTAGGTTCAGGGGGCCGTGTTGAGGTAGTTGACGTTTGCAACCCCTACCCCTAAGTAGACGTTGCTATATCAATAGTCTACTACTCTATAGATGTAGACGTAAGCATTAAATACGTCAACTAAGTAGTCACCATTAAAATATTAGAGTAAGTATAAATACTATTGCTCATTAATAAAGTATTATGATATAATTAATATTATATTTATGTTAGCTTAATTGCTTTTTACTAGTGCTTTAGTCCTTCTCTTTAATTCTAATTACTGAGATAGCAGCAAATCATCAGCCACTAGCAACCAAGTTAACAAGATATAAAAACTATCCTATTTCCTAGCTTCTCAGCTAGCGACTAAATGCAAACCTTAAAGACCTTTACTGTTGTTCTTTGTATTTACATTTTTGGTATTACAGCAGCAGTTGCCACAATCAAAAGCAGTCTTGATAAGTCAACTGCGCTCCATTGTCAAAACCAAGTGCAAGCGGCTTGCAACTATCTTGCGGGAGTTAAATAAATGATGGCTTTTAAAAATATTCAGTTACATTCTTGGCTTTCAAATATTCCCGAAGGTTACGAGGTAACTTTTTCAAGGATCCAAGAATATAACGGACAAACACAACTCAAACTCGCAATTATAAAAAATGACAAATAAAACCGCACCAAAAACAAAAGAAAAAACCATCAAGATCTCTGCAGAGGAGATCTTGACAAACGATTTAATTAGTTTTTTTGAAAAGGGACTAACTTTCAATAAAGATTGGAACACTACAACAAAAGGAAAATTAATCAATGCCCAAACCTCGGCAGAATATAACGGTTCCAATGTGGTCTTATTGATGATGCATCAAATACTCGGTGGATATCCACACAGTATTTATTGCGGATTTGGTCAGGGTAAAACTTTAAAACTTAAATTAAAAAAGGGTAGTAAATCGGCAAGAATCCTAATGCCTATTTTGCATAGTGAGGATAAGAAGGACTCAGAAGGGAATATAATTAAAGACCTTTTAGGCGATCCAGTACAAAACAAGTGGACTACCTTTAAGACGGCTTGCGTTTTTAATATTGATCAATTCGAGGACTCAGAAGAAAAGCAAAAAATTCTAGATAAGTTTGTATCTCCACCAGAGGCACAAGTTCAAAGCTTTAAGGATCACAAGCCAACAGAAAAGCTTATAAACTCCTATATCAAAAGGGAGTCAATAGATGTTTTTTTTGGTGGAAATTCTGCTTTTTATACTCCTAGTGCTGACACTGTAACGATGCCAGAGAAGGAACAATTTACTAGTCAATGTGGATTTTATGGTACTTACTTGCATGAACTGATTCATTCAACAGGACATCAAAAGAGAATCAACCGTAAAACTTTAACCGATCCAAACACTAATAGAAAATCATATGCAACTGAGGAATTAATCACAGAGTTAGCAGCAGTGAACTTAACGCATGAACTTAAAATAAGCACTATAGATAAAATACAAAACTCAGCAGCATATTTGGAAAGTTGGATTAAAACACTTAAAGCCGATAAAAAAATATTATTTAAGTTATTAACTCAATCAAACAAAGCTATCAAATATTTAAAAGGAGATATCAAAAAATGAAAAATAAATCTTTAATATCAGGCAAAAGAGGCAGTGGGAAACTGCCTCTAAATATTATTATTTTTTCAAATACTCCCGCAGGTCATACGTGCGGGATAGGTGCAAAAAATTGTAAAACCTGTTGCATTCAAAAGGACGGCAAGAGACAATTAAAAACTTTTAAAGATACTGAATTTTTATGTTATGCATCACTAAGTGAGTTACGTTATCCCGCAGTATCTGCTAGTCGTTGGGCTAACTATCGGTTAATAATGAAAGCAAAAAAAGAGAATAGATTAACAGAATTAATCATAGATAGTATTAAAGGTTTACGATCCAAAAGGTCAGAATATATCAGATACCATGAAAGCGGCGATATAATAGATTTAAAGCACTTAGAAGGAATAAACAACGCAGCAGAATATCTCTATAAAGAATATAAATTAATCAGTTATTTATATACTAAGTCTTTACCATTATTTGACGGGTTTAAGGTTAGTAAAGGTTTACGGGTTACTTGTTCACTAGGTGGAATACATGATAAAGAGTATTCAAGTTTATTTGAAAAAAAATGTAGGGTTATTTATTTACCTGACGAGTCAAAAGGTCAACCGATTGATCATAATGATTATCATGCTTATTCAGAGTTTAAAGGTACTTTTTGCCATTTAGTACATGGACATATTCAGACACCAAAGGCAAGAACAGCGATCCAACAGAGAAAAAAAGAAGGTTTATTCACTGGTTACTCTCAGGGTTATAAATCAAAAACAAAACAATTACAGGAGGTTTAAAGATGTCTGATCCTTGTACAGAAGAGGCACGAGAAAGTGCTTTTGAAAATAGACCAACTGAATATTATTATTATATTCAAGCTTATAAAGGTAAGTTAACTACAGACTGGAATAATGATGTTTATAACGATTATGTTTTTAATTTAGATGATGCTCTTGAATTGATTACATTGCATCATAGAGATAATTTAAAAATATTAGTGAGTAGATACCATGAAATATAGAATCATATTTTATCTAGATATTGATAGTAAAGATATGCTAGATGATAATCAAGTACAATATTCATTAAAGACTCTAGATAAATATAAATATTGCGTAATTAAAAAGTGGACTAATAGTTTATATCAAAAAATAAACGATGATAATTTATTAAGTAAATTATTAGGCTCAGAATATCAAGAATTTTTAGCTTATACATATAGAGTCTATTGAATAGACTCTGTATGTTTTAATTCCGTTTTCATTAAAATAATTGTTCCATTTAATTTATTTACTTGGGACAATTTTTCCATATCAGGTTTTAATTTAGCAAGTTCTAAACCTTGATAAGTACCTATTAAAGTACAGATAAGATCTAGGTCGTCAAGGGTTAATTGTTTCATGCCTTCTAATGATTGATTGTTAGTCAATGAATTAATTAATTCATTTTTAATAGCGGACATAAGCTTGTTAATTATTGAATACTATATTATATTAGAGTATCAATGATAATAAATCAAGTTTATGTCTGGACGATCCACTAACACAGAACATAATAGAAGAATTAAAGAAATAAAATATTTAATTGATACAGGTTGCAGTACTCAAGTAGCTGAATTAATAATGCAAGCTAGGTATAAGGTAAGTAGAGAAGCAGCTAGGAATTATAGAGTTAAAGCCGAAGCAATTAAAGACGAGCCAATAACAGAAGAACAGATAAATTATTCAAGTTCAATCAATCGGCTTTCAATTGCAATTGACAATACTCTGCATGATTACTCAATAGCTGACGACCCAGAAACAAAGGATATTTACGGCAGAAACTTAGATAGGCTTGTCAAAAGTTTAGAACGATTGAGCGGTTTAGCCGATACTTATATTATTAGTTCCAAGTATTAAAGGTATTTTTGCCAAGTATTTTATATACATTTATTTTATTTGTTGACAGTAGATTAATTTTATTACTATATTAGAGAAGTACTAAACAGACCTATGGAAAATTTTATCAAGGACAAATCACACCCATTTTTACAGAGTCATTACACAGACTTATTGGCACTATCAAAACTCTTTTGCATTATCGGCGAATATCCAGCGATCCAAAAACAAATAGCTGAAATATGGCCTTCCATTAAAACTTGCAGCAAGATCACTAATGACATGACATTAGATGAATGCTTAAAAGCTTTTGACTCAAATATTGAAGAAGCTGAAGAAATGAAAAATGAATGGGAAACTGACCTATGACTAGCTACTGCCTAAAATGCCAATCGCCAAACATGTCCTATGGCGAACCACTAGTCAAAGAACAGGCACTCTCTATAGAACTACCTATGACCTGTAATAAATGCAGACATAAGTGGGTCGATATATATACATACAATTCTTCTCAACTTCTTTCTGATACTGATTATGAATGACCAAATCATGAATGGCTCTGGACAAGGTTTAAGAAGATTTAAAATTGAAAATGGTTTAAGAGTTTGGCTTGATAAACCAACAACTAATGAATGGAAAATTCCTAAAAAAGAAGATCTAAACGCTCCAATCAAAAACATTCTTAATCTCACTGCTGAACTTCAACCACTAGATCAGCTCTATACAATCAAAGAATGCCTAAAAGCTTTACTTGATAAAGAAAAAAAAGTTCACATCATGAATGAAACTTTTTGTACTGGGCAAACTGATGATTTGAATGAAGCTTATGACCTAATGACCGCTATCTATGATTACGATCCAACACCACAACATCTTTACGATGATTCAGGTGGGGAACCTCCAGTTACTTTGAATGAAATGTATAACCAAGCTTATAAGGAGAAATATGGAATTTAAAACACTTGACCGCTACACCAGAGCAGGGCGTGAAGGTAAAGAAATTAAATGCCCAAATTGTGGTGTTTACGCATGGGTATATCACTTTTCATGGTCTGCTTTAATGTGCCAAGGATGCGACAAAATGATTGATAAAAATGAATGGTTTATCAAGGTAAAATCATGAATGACAAAATTCTTCTTTAAATTGCTCCAACCTTTCTTCAAATAATAAACGGCCTCCTGCTAGTTCCAATGTGTTCATTGCAACTTCCTGTAGGCCGTTTTCTCTTGCAATCACAATTAATGCACTCCCTACCTTAATCCCTGTCATACGTTCCAATCCCCAAGCATATGCACTTAACTGCAACCGATAATCATCTAACCATGCATCTGGTTTAGGCTTAGATGATCCGCTAGTTTTAAAATCTAAAATACATAAATTTCCACTCTTCTTATAGTCAATTAAGGCATCAGATTGACCAGCATATCCAACATCATTATGAATGGAAAATTCTGAGGCATGAATGGCCGCTACATTCTCCTCTATCCAATCGGCCAGATTTGTCGCATATTTTCTAGCTGTCCAATGGACTTTACTTGCTCGCTCCTTGGCCGTTTGAATGGATTTTTTGGTAATTGCTTTTGGGCCTCTAGCCAAGCCATCTTCGTAAAACTTCCAGCAACCTCTAGCGTTGCAGATGTTCCTGTTGATCTTCGATCCAACCTTGAGTAAGTACTCACAATGTTCATGACTAATAGTTCCTCTGTTACACGCATGTTCTAGTTCTTCGGCACTCCCAGGTCGGGATTTCCATTTCTCTAGAGATCTACGCTTCGCTTCTGGAACCGTGTTACTCAATATCGTAGTGACTGAATAATATATATTCCCTTCTGTATCTTTATATGTCCGCATTGCTTGCGAATCATCACGTTCCAACGAACTCTCTCTTAATGAAGCCAGTAGGTCTTGGCGTTCCTCTACTACTGGTTTCATTAGATACTCTCTCCCATAATTAAAATACTATGAATGGTGCTTTTTGTCATGTGAAAGATAATTGATGTTCTTCTTTTAAAGCATATTTTTCTATATATCTATCTGGTGCTCCAAGAATGGCAACAACAACCCATGAAATTTGATGATTTAAAACATTGCCAATCACACAATAAGGATTTTTGTGTGGCAAAGAAATTTCGTTGTTTTTCCTATACGCCTCAATAACATCCCATGCGACACAAGTCTTTCTAAATGGCTTCAATTGACTGCTAAGAACATTCTTTTTACCTATCAACTTTAAATTTTTTTCAGGATGGTAAAGTTTCATATTCTCGTGATGCCTTTTACAACTTTCATCTTCAAACCACTTGAATTTCATTTCACCAACAGGAAGCATTACACCAATACTTCTTCTTTGTTTATTTAATTCTTCTTCAGGAAGAAAACTATTCAATAAAAGTTTATGTATTTGGTTACGTTCAGATCTGGAAGCTTTGTCATGTATATCGAAAGGATAATCCTCGTCAATTCCCCATGAGGAATACCTTTTATCAGTTGGATGTATCCCATTTTCTTTCGTTCCAACAAAAGAAACATAGTCCCATCTTTTAGGAAAGTCATAGTTCCTCTTATTAAAAACAGGACAAAATCTAATCAATAAATCTTTCTCTTCTTTTGCTTCTAAGTTAATAGCTAAAGTACAAACATGAGGTGGAGCTTTTCTGCCTTCTATTACTCTTGCTTGACCTATAACAACACATTTCTTAAACCTCATTTGTATCATCCGCTAATTTTTTCAGATGATTACCATGACATCTTTTCGGATAACACCAACAGCCTAAAACTTTACCCTTTAAAGTATGTAATTCCTTGTGTAATCCATATTTTCGTTTGAAATAATATTGAAATGAATCACAAACAGTATCTCTATCACCATCTTGATCTAATTCATAAGGATTTCCCCATTCAGAATTTCGATCAATCCTTTGATAACAGTCATTTTCTTTGGCCCAATGTATTAAAGCTTTATCACCATCTGTTCTCATGTTTGCCACAACTGTTCCACCTGATTCAACTATTGTTTTACGTTCCAGCTCGTCAGACTTCCACTCAACCTTTTTATCTTTAATAAAATCTCTTGCTCTTCTAGTTATGTTTTCTGTTAAATTTCCATCGTTTTCTTCTTTTGCAATTTGATCTGCCTTTTCATAAGCTTCACCTAAAGATTGGTAATCTTCATTAAAAGTAGTTAAAGGTCGTAAAACAGTTTCACTGATTTCTTTGCCGTTCGGCAAAAGATCTAGTCTATCTAATGCTTGCTCTGTATGTGCTGCAGCTATGTTTCTATACAGGTAATTAGAACTAATATTTTTAAATTCTTCCTTGCAACAGTCATCAAAAGACTGATATCCCAAGGCTTTATAGCCTTTTTTCTCTTCAAGTAAGCGAAGCTTTTGCCTTATAGAAGTAAAGTCATCCTTAATCTCTTGAATGAGATTTTGTGCCTCTTCTTTTGAGAGTTCAATGTTATCAACTGGTGAAATTGCAGTCATAATTCTTTTTTCCAAAGGATCTTAGCTGTTGGATAAGTGGCATTTAATTTGTCACGAGCTTCTTGTTTCGTTACTCCCCAAGCTCTAATGTTGCAACCTTTTTTATTCGGTTCGCAAACCCAAAACAAATGAAGCTTTGGTATTGGTTTTGGATTTCCAGAAGTAACAGATGTGTAATAAATCATTTAAAAGAAAAAAATGGGCCTATTAAGTTTCCTTAATAAGCCCGTTTGTTAGTTATGAATCGCCTTCAGGATTGAATGGATCTCCTCCAAGAATTAACTGGTCTATATCAAAACCAGCTTTCTTTGCGTCTTCCCATTCATCTGCAATCTTTGCATCCTTATCTTCATCCTCCTCTCTATCAATAATGTTGAATGTGTATTTTGTAAATCCATCAATCAACTTATGAAGAGTACAACTAAATACAGAATCCAAGCCAACACCCTTACGGTATTTTTTTAACCCTGTTTCCTTGATAATTTGCTTTGAAATACTAGGCTGACTAACCTCGAATATTTGAATGCAATTTTTATCTAAATTAAAAATAGGCCATACATAACAATGTGTTGCTGGACTATCAGAAACATTTTTCTTTAGACCTAGCTTTTCATTATCAAACTGACATTTTGAACGTGTATAAGCACCGCCCATTGCAGTTAAGATTTCTTCATTAGAAGGTGGCTGATCCGAGATAGGAAAACGAAATGGCAATGCCTTTCCATCTGAAATATTCTCTCCAAATGCTTGCCAATACTCAAGAGGATCTTCTTCTAAAAAGATAAACTCAATTTCTTGATTATTATCAATCTGATTAGGACGGAAATACCTGTCAGCAGAAGAACTTTTATCAGGTTCTTCAAGAGTTTTTTGATACTCTTTTTCTGCTACATCTGAAAATTTCATGGTTAGAAATCGCTGTTAGTGAATGAAAGTTAATTTGAAAGTTAAAGCGTAAATTAAGATTTACACAATATTATTGTAATCCCTTGACCAAGATTATGCAACCGTGCTTAAAATAAAAAAACGCTCTCGACTTCGACTAAAGTCAAGAGCATTGATTAACTATCCTATTAGGATAATACATGAATATTGAACATCTGACAAAGCCTTTGGTAGAGGGGCTTGTTTACGCTCCAATCTACAAAAAAGGCTCCTTGATGAAATCAGGGAAACCAGCTACAGGTAAAAATCCTTTCGAGGAAAGTTACGACAGGGAATTTGGCCCTGCTGACGTAGCTGTTGCCTTAAGAAAAAATCCAGACCTCCAAGCGATTGGACTCTTTACTGGCATTAGAGGTAAAGGGATTGTCATCCTTGATGTTGACAAAAACTTAAGAAAACTTCTGAAGGTTTGGGGTAACACTCTTGAAGACGCTCCAAAAGTTACAAGTCCTAAAAAGAATGCAGCTAAATATATCTTTCGCATTCCTGAAAGCCTTTGGGGTGAAGTCAAAGGTCATGGTTTAAGAGAAGAGTATGGCGGTGAGTATGAAATTCTCTGGAACAATTCCAGACAAGGAGTCATAACAGGTGCTTACCCAGGTCACAGCCGCAGCAACACACCAGAAGGTCACTATCTGCTGAATGGTGACTTAAATGCGGTTCCAGAGGCTCCTGCATGGCTCATAGCAGAGATGAAGGCTCCTCCTAGAACGAACCAGAAGAGAAAAGATATTGATTTCTCTGACAGGACTTCAGACGAAATTATTCAAATTATTGGTGATTGCTTAAGCGTTATCCCTCATAAAGGTGCTGGTAGCAGAGAGCAATGGGTTCAAGTCGGTATGGCAATCAACTCTGCTCTACCTAATGACATGGGTTTAGCACTCTGGTCAGGTTGGTCTGCTCAAGATCCTGATTACGCTAATGAATGGAATGAATCTGACGATAATCACAATCCTTGTGTAGAACCTTGGTACTCCTTCAAAGGAACTGGAGTTGGTTTAGGTACTCTTGTTTGGTTAGCAGATAGAGAAGACCCTAAGAGGACTCGATTTCCAGACGACATTGCCAAGATCGTTAAAGCGGCAGAAGAGAAACAGATCCAAGAGATCAGAACCACTGTTCTTGATTTCAATGAGGTGGTTAAACGAGCCAAAGCAATCCTCGATCTAGAAAATCCAGCAGAAGTTAACTACAAGCTGAATGCTTTATCCTTACAAGCTGGCTATAGAGATCAATCAGCAATTGAAAAAATCATTGTTGATCAACTTGCTTATGAAAATCAAAAAGGCATTTTCTCTGCTGAAGATCTAATGAAAATGGACATCAAACGTGAATACTTAATTCCTGATTTACTACCAAGTCCTTCTGTCGTTTTGATTTACGGAGCAGGTGGTGATGGTAAATCTATGTCTGCTTGGACTCTCGCAAAACATGTTTCTACAGGAGAGCCTTTTGTAGTTAGAGGCAGTCTCGTTCCAATCAAGAAAGGGCCAGTTCTTATCTTGAATGGCGATCAGCCCCTGACTCAGTTAAGAGAACAGCTTGAAGAAGTTGACTATCCAATTAACAGCAACACTAAGATCCTTACTGATTGGCAGCTTCAACGCTATGCCCAGTTCGTTCAACTGATAAGAGATCACGAACCAAAACTAGTCATCATCGACTCCTTGATTGGTTGTAGTGGTGGTAAAGCTTTTGATGAAAACAAGTCTGACTTTGCAACGCCTTTGTATTGGTTAACCAGAAACAATGGCAATCTGTTCCCTAAAACAACAATTCTGATTATTCATCACGCTAATAAGAATGGTGGTTTCAGAGGAACTTCTGCAATCAGAGATGCAGTTGATGAAACATGGGCTTTATCCAAACCTTCAGAAGAAGAAGCTTCAAGAGTTGGGAAATTTAGCCGCTTGATCACAATTGAAAAATCTCGTCAAGGTCGAATGGGTACTCAGCTCTTAATGCAGATGCAAGATGATCTGACATTTACAATTGCTGATCACACTCCTGAAGTTGAATCCGAACCAACACCAACATCTGTTACAGGTCGAGTTCTTCAACGCTTAAGAATAGTTTTTCCTCAAACAAGAACTACAAATGAACTTGTTGACGACCCAGTATTAGAGGGAAAACCTGCTGCTGTTAGGAAGTCTGTTCAACGATTAGCAAAGAGAGGATTGATTGAAGCAGTTTCTAGCGATCCAATAGAATATAAAGCTGTCCTCGCACGGGGAGAGGGTCAAAAAACTGTCCTATCTCCTCAAAATCCAGTGTTGGAACGGGATTAGGTATGGGACAAAGGCATAGGACAAAGTAAAAGTGTCCTATCGCCTTGATGGATGGGACACATTACTAATGTCCTACAGGTCTGTCCTATACCTAAACGCTGTACTGGAACGGGTTTTGCCCAAATAGGACACTTTTCTTTATATCCCCCCGCACGAGGCTTATGTCTTTTATTAGTTTCTATCAACATTCAGACAATTCAGCACCTATGGCTCTTGTCAGATACACCATTATGGGTGATGACAACAAAGTGATAGATGTTCAAGAATTAAGATATGAATACACAAAAGCTCATTTATCTGAGTTACAACAAGAGATTAAAACGGCAATTGAATGCGATATTGAAGTTGTAATTTACACAAGACGCAATTTAGAAGATTTCCCAGAGTTAAATGCGTATTTGGAATCATTAGGCTATTATAGTAAAAATTAATAACAAACAATTATATGAGTGAAAAGAGTAAAGGTCATGGAAATCGAAAACATCTGCAAGTCTTAGTCGCTCCAAACAGAGCAAAACTATTTGAAGACTACGCAATTAATGTTTTAAAGAAAAAACCTAGTGCTTTACTTAGAGATATTCTTTATGACTTTCTAAGTAAAAATATTCCACCACAGGAATATGAAGAAGCTAAAATTTTAGACGATGAAGATTGGAAACAATCTGTTCAAAACAGATTAGAAGGAAGAGCTATCGCAAAGATAGTCAGTAATATTAGAAAATCAAATATTACTGGAGACTTTAAAGACGATGAAACGCTTCTTTAACTTTATTGGATCGTTTTTCGTTTATAGAAGTCCTAAACCTTATGAAGGGTTTGCAAAATTTCTTGAAACCCTCCCATCTAAGAAATTAAAATTTCTAGCTGACACGCAAGCTCATTACAGCAAAAAAAGACTCGTACAAATTTATTTACTAAAAAACAATTATGACAACAACTTCAACAACTCCAAAATTTAAAATAAATGATCAAGTCAATAAGAAAAAAAATACAGGAGTGTATCTTTCTATAGGAGGTGCTGTTGGAACGGTTATAGAGATCAAGGAAAAGTATAATGTCAGAGGTCGAATTTGTTATTACTACGGTGTTAAATGGCCTGATGGTAGAAGGTCAGAACACGCACAACATATACTCGTTCCAGCTCCATAATGGTTAATAAAATTCAAGCAGACTGCCCTAAGTGTGGACAAGGCAGGACTAGAGTTGTATTGACTAAACGTACTCCTGATGGAGTTACAATTAGACGCAGAAGATGTGTTGTTTGCGAACATCGCTGGTACTCAATTCAATATCCAGAAGTTCCTGTTGCAAATCAAGAAATAAAGTGGATAGGTACTGGACGTAACGCTAGATTTATACAGTCTACTTAAACAACAAAACCTCCTGTAATGGGGAATACAGAAGGTTTTGTGTTTTCTTTTTCTCTGAAGCAAGGAGGCGACCTATTAACCTCCTTTTTTAACTATAACCTTAATAATTTCTCAAGCAAGTTCTTATTAGGACGTTTTTCTGGAGCCGTAGCACACGCTAATTTAGCTCTCAATACATGAATTTCATGTAAGCAACCAGAAATAAAACGAGATTGTTCGTGATTTTGCCTTGTTATTGCTTCTGAATATCTTTTTACTTCTTCAATATCATTAGAAGATTTAATTTGTCTAATATCTTTTTCCATACTTAATTCCTCTTCGATACTAGGAGGTTTCAGCAGATCTACTAATACAGCCATTTCGAACGGAATTTCTTCTTTTTCCATCTTTTTCTTTTAGTTTTAGCAATTTTTCTTGACGCTGAAAAGCTCTAAATTGCTGCCTTCTTAGTTCTTGACAATGAAAGCAATCACACAATTCCGTCAAAGCTGTCGAGGTCATCTGCTTTAGCCGCTAAACCAGTATAGATTCCATGTTGAGGATGATCAGGTCTATGACGGCCATCAAGGATATACCAGCGTTCCATATTCATAACTCTCTGACGGTCTTCTTCTAACCAGTCAGTCTTATACATACTCATTGAAGTTTTAGCGTTCGATTAGGCCATAGTCTAGCCTCTATAAAGTCAACGTCCTCTGGAACAAGACTGTTGTTACTTTGTTCTGTAGCAGACTCAAGTACCCAAAGGGTAAAGCGTTTCCCTCGCTCGCTGCTGAAGAGTAATTTTTTCATTGTTCATTTTTGTAAGAGTGGTTAAAATATTTTTGTCCCTTACCCCCTTAGCAAGTATTAGCATTTTGGTTATTGGATAGCTATTAAACCCTTAGCGTTAGACGGGCGTTGAGGGTTTTTTAGTATCTACTGCCCACGCCAGTTTCTTGGTCTAACTGAATCAAGCCTCACTAATTCTTTGTCTATGGCATTAAGGCGATGAAAGATCTCACGGATGTCACCTTGCCTTTTATTAGACCTGTTGCCTAAAACCATCAGCAACGCTGACACCATAGCACCAATTAAAGCAGCAGCAATTTCAGACATTTACGTTAGGCCATGTTCCTTGCTGTATCTTAATCCATGCTTTTTGTGCTTCTATTAGATCAGGCTTAGATATATCTGGATCATTTATCAAGCTCCATAACTCAATTCTTTTATTAATAGATTCAACAGTTATCCCATGAGCTTCGGCTATTACTTCCTTTTGTGCCTGAGAAAGGAATTTCATTACTTTTTAACCATTTATGACTAATGTAGTTATGTTTTTAACTTTTTACGCATGGAAGAAAAAAAAGTAAACGATCCAAAGAAAAAGAATCCTCTGCAAAAACTAAAGGAGGGCTTGGATGATAAAGAAGAACAACTGCAAGTTTTGTCTACATTTGTGCG